AGCCTGTGAATATTGGAACCTTCTCCGTCAAGGGTACTAAGACTCTCAAGGAAAGATTTATAATCTTTACTGGGATTGGATGTGACACCATCCACGAATAAAGCATACTTATCCAAGTCAACTTTTTGTCCTGCATAATTGATATGTGGTTGTTGATGGTTATGGGTATTGTGATCTCCAGACATAATTAAATTTCGTGTAAATTGCTTTGAGGTAATCCTTCTAATATAGGTTCAAAAGGTAATCTTTCTTTTACTTGAGGTAATCCTTGTTGACCTGGTAATTCACCTTCTTTTGTTGCAGTAACGTCAACAACATGAGGTGGTAATGGTTTTGGTGCATCTATTCTCTTATAAGTAAATCCTTCATCAGGATGTAATCTTAAAGTATCTATAGCATATTTTTCATGACTACAATCATTGTAATGTTGACCTAAACTATCATATACAGACCAATAAGGATAAAAATGATCAGGTATTGGCATTAGAATTTAAACTCCGCAAATGATTTTTTAGGTTTTTGTTTAAACTTATTATACTCCTCATCTTGTCCGCTGTCAAGAATATCTTCTTGTGCTTTCTGTTCACAGTCATATAATCTCATCTTTGCTCGATCAATTCCTATTACAAATCTTTTAAAGATAGTTGGATCGTTATAACGATTCTTAAGTTGCTTAACCATTATCTGATTTAACCCCTCAAGTTCCTCAGTAGATATAAGAGCAAACATAAGATCAGCAGTTGCAGGAAGGCCAAATGACTCAGAGGTATCGGTAAGATCAACATCAGAACTAGCGAAACCACTACGAGTGGTTTGAGTAGCGGATACAATCGGGACGTTCGATTCGACTGCAAGACCACGAAGTTCTTCCGCAATCGCTTTAATATAGGAATACGAATTGACATTAGCATTTGCTTTGTAACGTGAAGATGCACATATGTTGAGATAGTCTATGAATATTATATCAGGTCTGAAAGATTTTTTTAATGCTAGTTCATTAAGTAATCCTTTAAAATGTCCACTGTGTGCACCTGCAGTTGGATATTCTTTGATAATTAAATGCCCTTGAGTTTTTTTAGATACATCAGTGACTTTATTTTCAAACATTGACTTTGGAAGATCTGTTAGATCTTGAATTGAAACATCTAATAAGTTTGCGTCAATTCGTTCAGCAATTTTCTCCTCTGCCATTTCCATTGTAATATAGAGTACGTTCCTCCCTTGGAGCAACACGGAGCTAGCGACGTGGCACATGAATAAAGACTTCCCGACACCTGTACCAGCAAGTGCGATGTTAAGAGTCTTATTAGGTAAACCGCCTTTGGTAATTTTATTAAAGTATTCGAGATCAAATTCAATTTTTTCTTCTTTCTTGTGGTAAAACTCATACCTTTCTTCGTAGTTTAGTAAGTAATCATGACCGATATTATTATCAAATGAAACTGATAATGCGTCGGATAAGATGTTTGGGATTGCATCACGATTTTTCTTTTCATCATTGTCATCAGCAATATGAATTGAATCCATTAAAGCAAGATAAATCGCACGATCACGACACCACTTTTCAGTCGTATCAAGCAACCATTGATGATCGACAGGTAATTCTTTAAAACTTTGAGTAATCTCTCGAATATCTTTTGCTTCAATATCGGTCAAATCTGTTCGATTTTCAACCTCAATATTTAGTGCTTCGATTGTTATGGATGATCCATACTTAACAATAAAAGATATTATTTCTTCAAAAATTATTGTTTCTTTTCGATCTTCAAAATAATTTGGTTGAATAAAAGGAATTACTTTACGAGCATAATCTTCATTGTATATTAAGTTTTGAAGTATTGTGGTCTCAATCCGATCCATAAGAAAACTGCTTCTTGGCAATAGTGTCTAGTTGTTTCATTATATCATCAGTAAAGTATTCTGTCGGATTCCTTAATATTTCTTTAGCATATATTTTTTTACCATTCATTTCATATCTACCTGCTACATTCTTCCACATCCCACCAAGTTCTCCTAATTCAAGAAGACCATAGTATCTGTCTAAACCTCTTTCATCATAGTAGAGTCTTATCTCTACTTGTTGGTTTTCTTTGCTGAGTCTTGATTTAACCGTCTTAGCTTTAATAATGTTTCCAACAACCTCTGTCTTATCCTTTTCCTTTTTTTTGCCGAGATAAATGATTGTAGACGCGGCATACTTGAGGCCACTGCCCCCTCCCATTTCTTTAGTTGGGACATAAGATCCGATAACATCGTACGTGTGATTTGTAACTATAAGTGGAATATTTGCTTGACCAAGTTTGAGTGTGAGCATACGAAATGCTCCTTTAACAAGTTGTGATTTAGTCATATCACGGACTTGCTTGTCATCCAATGCATCTCTAATTTCCTTTTCGGTGGAGAGCATACCTAGAGAGTCTAACACAAACATACAGGGTTTGCGATCCTCTTCAGCTGTCTTAAGGTATATATCAACTGCACGAAGTGCTTTTGATCTAAATTCCTCAATTGTCACGACATTGACAACAACAAGTCTTTTTTGATCAATTCCACGAGATGTAAGTAATCCCTTGGTGATTGCTGCTTCAGTATCAAAATAGAGGCAATACCCATCAGGGTTAGTGTCCAGAAAGTTCTTGACAATAGCAAGGGAAAAATAAGTTTTACCAGTACTAGTTTCACCAGCAATGGCAGTGATCTTATTACTAGATACACCACCATAAATGGAACCGCTAACCACTGCATTAAAGATGTGTGATCCTGTGTCGATGAATCTTTCTGTTTCATCTATGTCTGCTGCAATTTGGGTGTATTCATCACCAATCTCTTTTACTATTTCTTTTAAAAAGTCCATACTATTCAATAATGTCGTATTCAATGGTTACAGTTTTAGATGTTTTACCTTCACTGTTTGCATAAATATTGTGAGTAATTTTACCTCTAAGTTGCTGTGCAATAAAATCCAATTCACTTAATAATTTAGATTCCAAGTCCATACTTGGATTATGATGTCTGTCTACTCTCATTAAATTACCATCCCATGTTGTTCACGAAGTATTTTCTTATAAGGACCGCCAGGGTTCTCATCTCTAACTTCTTTTACTAACTTCAATTTTTCATGAAGTTCATCTGCACCATCACCAGAGGTGTATTCAGACATCCAGACTAGCATGTCTAGTTCTTTATCATCGATAGGTAAGTCCATTATAAAGTTAAATTTTTAGATTGTAAACATTCGACCCAATCATAGCACATTTTCATTCTTTTTGCAAACCACTGGGCATTCTCTATATCATCAAACTCTTTGCGTTTAGCAATCGGACTACACAAAAGAGTAGAGGAGTAATTTGAATATAGGACTGTGTATTTCATGTGAAAAAACTTTCCAAACTAATTCTTCTTTCAACTTCCCAACCAATTGCATTCAAAACTGCTTTAACTGGTTCTACAAATGCCTTATTGAATTGTGTTTCATAATCAACGTACTTTGTCAAATTCAATTCCTTTGGGAAATCCTGGATAAAAGATATCACATTTTCTCTAATTGGATTAGGGTCTTTAAGATAACAAAATTTTATCTTCTCTCCATTTTGTATGTATGCATATTTTCTATCTAACTTATTCTCTTTTACATAATGGTTATAAAGTAATGCTCCTCTAACATGCATTGGTGTACCCTTTGCATATATTGTATTATCACCTTTATACTTGGTTACATTTGAAACTGACCTTGGAAAAGATATTTCTTCTGGTGGTAGAGATTTAAATTTAGTTCTACAGGATTCAATATAGTCTATCATCTCCTCCTCAGTACCACTCATAATGACCTTGAGACCATCTTTAATCATTTGCCTACAAGGTGCAGGAGTTGATGACTTGACCGCTTCTAGACCCATTATCTTGAGTTTAGGATCGGCATAACGAACACCTTCACTATCCCATACATTTAGAATGTATCTTTTCTTGGCAGTCCAGATACCACGATCAGCAATGTTCTCTCTTGCCATAAACATCTTCTGATCATAAGCATTTACGTATTTGGCCAACGCTTCATAAGAACTCTCAATATATTTTTGGAATTCCATCTCACACACCTTGTCAAGGAAATCAACGATCTCAACATGAGTCGCCTCTCTCCCTTTGAATATAGCGTCAACAAAAGGCCCCATATTAAGATAAATGGAATCAGTATCTGAAGCAATAACATAATCAGTGTCCTCCGTTTTTAAAATTTTATTCAATTTACGATTCATTTTATTCTCTATCCAGCGGATAGAGACTTGACCAGATAAGGTAATCGCTTCCGCATTTGCTAATTTAAAATAACGGAAGTACTGATTCCCGATAGCACCATAAGCAGAGTTAAGAGAAATCTTTTTTGCCATCTGGATATTGTTGCATCTTGCAATTTCTTTTTCCAGTGATTTATCGGGGGTCTTCTCATAGTCTTTCTTTGCTTGGATCATTCTCTTTTTAAAGATGACACGTTCGCTATACATTTTTTCCATAAGTTCTGGTAGGAACCCACGAACATCTTTTCTGTATTGTGCACCATTAGCACATGTTGCATACTCTGGATTGAAGTCTGTTATCTCTTGATTCAGAATCCTTTCAACACTCGAACTGGGATGTCGAGTCTCTCTGAGGGTCTCTGGGGAGATATTGTACTGCATAATAAGATGAGGATAAAGACTGTTAAGGTCAAAAGAGACAACCCAATCATACTTTCCTGGTTTCGGTTCCTTGACATAAGCACCTGCATATTGTGTGTCTTTATCTGTTTTAACCTTTGGAGGAATTACTATATCTTTTCTCTTCAAGTAGTTGTAGATTATAGAATCCCAAGTGCGAACTTGGAAGAATACATCAGTATAGTTTACCTTTGCATCATATGCCATCGTCAGACAAAGTTCTATCAACTTCATCTTATCTTCAAGTCTATCTACAAGTTCAACGTCTTTAATATTGTACTCAATAAATTTCTGCCAGTTTCCTGTATAAAAATCTCGGAATGTTTCAAACTCAGAGTGATCTAATTTCTTTTGACCTAGTTCTACATTCGCAATATGATCTAGTCGATAAGACTCTTGTGCTTTGTATGTAAACTTACGATACAAATCAAGATAATCAATGACTGCTATACCTGCCATCTCACAAGATATTTGTTTTCTACCTTGTACAAAAAGATCCTTTTTACGAACATAACCCCAAGGAGAAAGTTTACGAACAACTTTCATTCCCAACAATCTCTCTATACGACCAACGATATAAGGTATATCATACAGTTCACAGTTCCAACCAGTTACAACCTCTGGTGTTTCTACTTGCCAATACTCTAGGAATCTCTCAATTAAATTATACTCATCTCTACATTGAACATATTTTACATCCTTACGAGTATTATTGAAGGGTCTGGATGCAAAACAAATTATCTGTTTTGTTGTGTAATCTTGTAATGTGATAGCAAGTAATTCTTCTGCACACTCAAATACATTTGGGAAACCACTCTCTGCAGCAACTTCAATATCGATTGTTACCAACTTTATTTTGGTAATATCAAATTTAATTTCTTCCTCTGGATATCTTTCCGAAATGTATTGACAAATATATCGATCATTACCATAGATATCAAATCCTTCTACACCAGAATATTTCTCAATGAACTCTTTACACTCTGCGATATTACCTGGTTTTACAGGTTCGACACTTTTGTTTTCTAATGTTTTATACTTTGAATCTTTCTTTGAAGGAACATAGAGAGTTGGATTGAACACTTCCCTTGAGGTAAAATGTTTTCCGTTCTCATATCCACGCACAAGAATCTCATTGAATCTTTGGTGAACATTAGTATAAAATCTCATTCCTTCTTCCTATCAGCAAAAACAGTATAATAACAGTCTATCACAGTATCAGATCCAAGTCCAGACCTAACAAATATTTTATTTTCAAAAAATATATAGTCATAAACAATCAAATCTTGTGATGTGCGAATCTGCGTAAGATTCACTGTCACACTATCAGGATCAATTATATCTTTCCATTCAACAGGTAAATCTAATGAATTGGATTTAGTTAATCTACCTCTGGCAATAAGTGTGTCACTATTCATTGAGT